ACAACCTTTTTAATAAATTTTTCAAATTATTTTATCACACAATTGCGGCCGGTCGGGCACTCAAGTTGGGCTAGTCAAGCTCGCTCCCGCAAATGCTCCCGCTCCTGTTGCCTGGCCGCCCAAACGTCAAGCTCGCTCCCGCAAATGCTCCCGCTCCTGTTGCCTGGCCGCCCAAACGTGCCGCTCGGGCCGCGTGTAGCCCGGATTTTTGGGCTAGGCACAAATTCTTGTGCTTTAAGGGGTCCGGGGTTTTAATTATTGCGTAATGGAGATCTGTAACTTACAACGTAAGTCCAGTTAATTCTGAATGCTTGTTGTATTGCATTTACTCCTGGCAAATATAAATCTGTTACTGCAAATTTTAAGCCGTAGTGTGGAATTGCAAATTGTGTACAATTTATCCATCCTGCTTTCTGTACTGCTGCTTGAATTAAAGTTCCGGAATTAGTTTCTAATGCTGAAGATACAGTTGGTTTGAGTGAAAAACTAAAACTGGTTTTTGATTTGTTTCCAAATTGAAATTTCTTTACTCCTTGACGTCTTGTAATATCTGCTACTGATACGGGAACTGCGCTATCATCTTGGTCAAAATATGCATAAATTGTTGGCATTAATCCTGTGCTGTTCACAGAAGACGTGTTATTTAAATATTCAATATTCATTGTAATTTTCTTAATTTTGTATGCATCAAATAAACCTGTGTAAGTTGGCGCAGATTGTAAATCTGCTAACAAAAAATTGGTTGCGCAAGTCCAATCGTAAAATCCTGTTAATCCGTTAGATGATGCTGGAGTTAAACATTTTCCATTGCTTAATGGTGCTGTTCCTGCTCCAGTTGCAGATGATAAAATTAATGTATTTCCAGATGATGGCGTAGGAACTGCTTGAATAAATACTTGTGGTGCCGGTTTAAACGTAAACGTATATGTTTTAAGGCCAGATTTAGTCATTCCAATCGCTCTGGGAACTCTCGTCCGTCTCGCAGGTGCTCTGGGTCTCGCAGGTGCTCTGGGTTTCGCTGGTGCTCTCTTCATTTTCATTTTGTTCTACCGCGGAATTTAATTCTGTCTGTCTGACTGTCTTTTGTCTACGCATTTTTTCAACACGAATGAAAAGTGCTGGGAGGTATTTTTTGGCTGCACTTCTCACTTGTGGATTTACTCCAAAAGTTTCTACATTGTAAGTTTGGCAAATTAAGAGGTTTACACATTGGTCTAATAATACAAGGCGCTCCTCTGGTGTTTCTATTCCCATATAATCTATATCACGTTTAAGCTGTTCGTGTATATCATATATTAATTCCCAAAATGCGGTCATTGTTGGATATTTGTCATTTACAGGTATCTCGCCTATCTTAGTGTCATCTTTATGAACGTATTCTTTTAGGGCTTTCACGTTACGTGCTACTTCTATGTGCGCGCGTGGGAATTGTTTTTTAATTTGTGAAAAACGAATTTGCGGTGTTTTTACCATAAGCTGGTAATGTTGGGTTCCATTTTCTCCTTGTTCCAGTTGTCCTTCCACTTTCCATCCAGATCTTTGATTTGCCTGCGCTATGTTGTCCTCGTCTGCTGGGATGGGGTTATTTATCGTTACACTCCAACAAGTTGCTCGTTCACTCATTTTATTTTTATGTCTATAAAAAAGGTTGGTAATACTA